GCTCTTGATTACTTTTTCTTTTTTGTTATCCATCTCTAGCCCCTTTCGGAAAGTGGGGGCGGTTGCCCGCCCCCGGGTTTATGGTCATGCGGTTTTTATCATCGCTAAAACTTTTTCGAGTTTTTCGACGGGGATACGCTGAACACCGACCGCGCCGCGGCATTCGTATCTTTTAGTTTTTGTTCCGGCGACTCCCGGCGTCCAAGTGGTGATTTCGATAAGCTCGCAATTTTGCCCGTTCGGTGTTGTGCCGCTCTTGATTACTTTTTCTTTTTTGTTATCCATCTCTAGCCCCTTTCGGAAAGTGGGGGCGGTTGCCCGCCCCCGGGTTTATGTTACGCGCGAAGTACAGGGGCCATTGAATAGCGGCCCATGGGGAATGCGATCTCTTGCCCGTTGGCTTTGTGGATAGCTACGCGGCGAACGGTTTCGCCGTCGTCAAGCCAAACGCTTTTGGCGGTGCGGCGCGTTACGTTGAAGGTAAAGCGGGCTTCGTGGTCGCAAGCGCTACGGGCGGAGTAGGTTTGGCCGGCTTCGAACATTGTTTTCCCTTTCTTGGTTTGGGTTGTTTGCGTCGTATCCATATCCCTAGTATACCCCACGTATAGCGTTTGTCAAATATAAAAGCGAAAAAAGAAAGAAAAAATATACGATAAGTATAACCCCTTGACTTTCCCGGGGTTACGTAGATACTTGCCGCCCCGCCTTTCCCCCTACCGGGGGCGCCGTTAGCCGCGGCGCCCCTTCCATACCTTTTGTACTATATCTATACTGTTTTGGCATATATTGGGGTTTTCTCTTGATTGCCCCCCTACGGGGGCGTATCTCTTAGGCTGAAAGGGGGGCCGCTATGTCAGCCGATCCAATCCAAGACGCATTAGACGCCGGTATAAAACGCGCGTCTGATGATTCGGGGAGCTTCGAAAACTACGATTTAGACGACCTAATCGAAGCCGACCGCTACCTACGAAGCAAAGCCGCCGAAGGCATCAACCCTTTTAACGCCGTCAAGAAATCCAAAATCGTACCCCCGGGGCCTGTCCAATGAATAGACGCCAAGCTATCCCGGCCGGCTACAGGGTAAAGAGCGGCTTACTTGTTCCGGCGACAATGAAGGCGCCCGCGCGCGCTTCGTTCGACTCCAGCCAAGAAGGTACGCAACTAACAAAGCGCTTTGCGTACGCTGATAACCTTGGCCCCAACGCCGACAACTCTACAGGCGTACGTAAGAAGGTGCGCGCCCGCGCGCGTTACGAAGCGCAAAACTCTACATACGCCCGCGGTATTACCTTGACCGTTGCCAACGATACAATCGGGACCGGGCCGCGGTTGCAGATGTTGACGCGCAACAACTCACTAAACCGCGATATAGAAATTACCTTTTGGCGTTGGGCGCGCGAAGTACGCTTGGCCGCTAAGCTCCGTACAATGCGCCTTGCCCGTTTGATCGACGGGGAAATTATAGCGGAGCTAGTCACTAATCCAAAGCTAACCGCTACCGATGTCCAGTTAGATTTGGCGCTCTACGAAGCGGAGCAACTTACCAACCCCTACGGCCTGGAAAATTCAAACCGCCGTTACGACGGTATCGAATACGATGAAAACGGAAACCCAACGGGGTATTACCTTCTTGACGAATACCCCGGCGATTTAACGTATACTTTCCTTGACCCCGTACCCGAACTACATAGGGCGGATAATATTATTCATTATTTCCGCGTAGACCGGGCCGGGCAAAAGCGCGGCGTTTCTGAAATCCAAAGCGCGCTTGAATTGTTCAACATGCTCCGCACCTACTCTAAAGCGGTTTGCGATGCGGCCGAAACGGCGGCTAATCACGCGGGGTTGCTCTACACGCAAGCGCCGCCCGATGAAAGCCCCGACGACGTAGCCGCGTTTTACGAAACTGAAATCGCGCGTAACATGATGCAAGCCCTTCCATACGGTTGGGATTTCCGGCAACTGAAAGCGGAGCAACCAACCGGAACCTATGCGGAGTTTAAGCGCGAAGTGATTAACGAAATCGCTCGTTGTCTTAACGTTCCGTTTAACGTCGCCGCACTCAATTCATCCGAATATAATTACGCTTCGGGGCGCTTGGATCACCAAACCTACTTCCGAACAATCCGCATTGACCAAAGCGACATTGAAGCGGAAATATTGGACCGCATTTTAACAACTTGGCTTTTGGAGTGGGGCGCGACCCGCGGCCTTACCAATATCGCCCGTACGGGGCATCGTTGGTTTTGGGACGGGCGCGAACATGTGGACCCGCTAAAGGAAGCGAAAGCGCAAACCGAACGGCTAAAGAACAACACTACGACGCTAGCAAACGAGTACAGCAAAGACGGCGTAGATTGGGAAGAAGCGTTGGCGCAACGTAAGCGCGAAATCGAAATTGTTAATTCTTTTAGTACACCGGAAAGCGAATAGAAGGGCCGCCTATGAATGGCTTTTATTTCAATACAAACGCGGATTTTATTTTTGCCAAAGACGGCGAAGACAAAGCGCCGGAGCTAAACATTTCGGTTTACAACGGCGGCCTTTTGCGTTTGGGCAATTACTCCTACCCGGTCGTTTTGGATTTGAAAGGGATTAAGGCGCGCCCCGGCGTTCCGGTCCTTATCGACCATACCAATAGCGCCGATAGCGTATTGGGCCAAGGCGACGTAGCCGTAACCGAAGGACAAGTAATGTTGGCCGGTCGGGTAACGGGCCGAAGTAAGAAAGCGCTTGAAATCATCGACACGGCGAAAGCCGGCCACCGTTACCAAGCGTCTATCGGTGCGGCGCCGTTGAAGTCGATGCTTATCGAAGAAGGCGAAAGCGAAAAAGTCAACGGCCGCGAATTCAACGGCCCGTTTGTGTTGGTTAAGCAATCCGAAGTCTTAGAGGTTTCGGTTGTTGCTATTGGTGCGGATAGGGATGGAACGGACGTAGATATTGCCGCAATTTTTGGTTTTGGGATTTCTCAAGAGAAAGGAAACAAAATGGACCCGAAGTTTATCGAATGGGTCAAGGCTACGTATGACTTGGACGCGGAAACCTTGACCGAAGCGCAGAGAGAAAAGCTTACGGCCGCTTATGTGGAAGCGACCAAAGAACCGGAGCCAATGCCCGTCGATAACGACGCCGACCGCGTCGCCGTTCTGGAAGCAAAGCTTGCAGAGAGCGACCGCGTTAGCGCTATCAAAGATATTTGCGGGTCCGAATTCGGCGAGTTGCAGGACAAAGCGGTAAAGGGCGGTTGGACCCCCGAGCAAGTTACCGTTTGCATTGCCGAAGTCAAAGCGGTTCGCGCTTCGCGCCCCGCCGCCCCGGCTATCATTGCGAAAGGTGAAGGTGTGAACAAGGAAAAGACAATCGAGGCCGCCATGGTTACTCGTTACGGTTCGCTTTCCGATGAAAAGCTTACCGCTACCTATGGCGAAGAAACATTGGACCGCGCCGAAAAACTGCGCCGCATGACGCTTAAAGAAACAATTCGCGCTTGTTGTGCAATGGACGGCGTACCGGAACCGCGCATTGGCGCGACCCCCGCCGAATGGGTTAACGCCGCCTATTCTACCGGGTCGTTCCCGAGCGTTCTTTTGAACAGTGCTAACAAAATTCTGCAAGCGGCCTACGCAATGCAGGAAAGCGCCGCGGTTCAAGTGGCGCAACGGCTGAACGCCAACGACTTCAAAACCCATACAGGCGTTCGTATGTCGGCCGGCGGCAATATGGCAAAGGTTGTTAACGGTGGCGAAATTCAGCACGGCACCGTCGAAGACGAAAACTTTACCTACGCCGTTGATACCTACGCGGAATTGATCGGCCTTACCCGCCAAGATATTATCAACGATGATTTGGGCGCCTTTATGCGTATCCCGCGCCAAATCGCTTTTGATGCTTGGCAACTCCGCGAAAACCTATTCTTTACTTTGCTGCTTGCAAATACGGGTAGCTTCTTCGACGCCGGAAACAATAACCTGCTTACCGGCGCCGGGTCTGCTCTGAGCGTTGACGGCCTTAACGCTGCTATCGCTCAACTGCGGAAACAGGTTGACCAGAAGGGCCGCGCCATTGATGTACGCCCCGAAATTATGCTTGTTCCGCCGGAACTGGAAGCAACGGCCGATGGGTTCTTTAGCTCGGAAATGATTGTC